TTTTATAAACTTTTTTTATTTTTTTGCAATAAAAAAAGAGGGCAAACGCCCTCTTATCTGTAGTATTTTTCAAGCTCCGCCTGTACCTCGTTGTAGTCTACACCCGCAGCTGCTACTCGTCTTACTCGGTCGCTACCGGTTCCCCAATCCTGGCCATAACCATACCAAATTTGATGTGCGATTTCTGCTGCGGTCAAACTTGCGTTTGCGCTCGTCTTTTTGATGTGGCTCGCTGGCATTGCGGCTGTGACAACTCCACCTCTGCCGATTACAATACGGTTTGTATTTGACACTTCTATTACCTCATATTCACCACTTACAGCAAGGCTCGTGCCGTTCACGTCAATAGGATTTGTTACTACAACCTTGTCGCCTACTGCAAAGGTATCACTTGGATTTGTAGTCGGTGTAATCTGTGGAGCTGGTGCCGTATCAGATAAATTTGTGTGATTAAAGCCGTTCGACTTTATCAACGCTGGATAGTCAATATTTGCCACATTTACGTCCACACGTCCCGATACTCCAGCTACACTTCCGTCAGATGAGTACTGCCACATTCCACACGAATAACTTGGCTCACTCGTTCCCCACTGTGCAAGCCATAGGTCATACTGTTTAACCGAATCAAAATCAATCCTTGACTGTATATAGTCAGGATTGAGATAGTTTGACACATAGTATCCGTACTGCTCCATGCGCTTACAAAACGCATCAATGATAGCGCTATTTAGTGCTCTAGTTGAAGTTACTCCACTGTCGCGCATGTATCGTTCCGAATCGTACTCAAAGTCGCAAGCTACTGGCATGTCAAATGTGCCTTTGTACCTTTCAAGTAGTCCCGCGAACACATCCGCATTTGCTTTCGCTTGCTCCTCGTTCAGTGCGTAAATGAACCAATACGCACCGATATGCAAGCCCGCTGCCTTCGCCCTTTCTACATTCTGTGCAAATCTTTCGTCTTCATATCCGTAGCCGTAGCCCGCGCGAATCATTACAAATTCGATTCCGCTTGTCTTTACTTGATTGTAGTCTATGCTACCGTTATGACTCGATACATCAATTCCTTTCATCGTTTCCTCCTATTCCAGGTCCTTGAAGTCTTTGACCTCTTCAGTTTTATCTAATTTTAATATTTGTTTAAACATTTGATGTAGTCCTGTACTTGCAAGGCCGCTAATTGCACCTCCCACAATCACCTCTAACGTAATTGACCATGTACTTATGCACCCCAGCAATGCACCCACGATTGCTAGTGTTGTTGGAATGTACTTGTTGTCCGAAGGCAAGTACATTTTCATCAGATATCCGATGATCAGGCACGCCACGAGAACAAGTGGCATAATAAGTTTTAATATAAATTCAAGATTCATAGTTTACCTCCTTCTTGAATAAAAAAACGGCATTTAAGCCGCAACGATTAACTATTAACTATTTATTATTTATTATCCTTAAGTGGTAACTGCTTTACCTCGTTTATGATCTTCTCCGCCGTCCCATTGCCTTTTAGTCCTTTGTAAGGGATATATAAGTAATCCACTAAGTTCTCGTATTCGTCACGAGTGATATATCCACGCTTGATATAAAACTCTCCCAAGCTACAGATTCTGTCGTGCCCAAGTCCCCTCATCATCATCGCGTAGTCACTCTTGCGCTCCATGTATCTCTGCACTATCATGCTAATAAAACTCCAAAGCCCCGTTGATGCAAATACTGCTATTATTATCGCTCTTTCCATGCCTGACTCCTTTACTTATCTCTCTCAATCAATTCCCAGTCAGATTTTTCTGGGTTTGACACGTTTCTATCCTTGAGCGACCTGTAAAGTTTGTTGTAGTACCTGACCAAGTCGCCCTTTTTGTAGGTCAAATCCGTAGACCAGTACCCTGCTTGATTCCAAAGTTTATCGTATTCAGATGTATCTGTTTGTACCTCTGCCCACAAATCTTTGGCATTAATTGGTATGTTTTCATAGTTGGAATTGTGTGTTACCAAAGCCCTAAATAGCTTGTCATTATACACAACGTAGTGACCCAATGGATAATAAGAACAAACTTGCCACCTCTCCACCAGTGATAGCAGAACTTTTCTGTTCTTTTCCAACTTTATCAAAGATGATACACACAAATTTAACGATTGTAAGCGTTGCTCATCTAAGTTCTTGGTGTTATCTACAATCTTAGATAAAGTTGATAGGTCTTTTTCAGATAAAACGCCAAAAACTGTCGCCCCGTCTTCTCTTGTTGCTGTAAATGGGCATCCCCCCTCAGTCTTTGTTATACTTATAGCTTTCATTAATCTTTATATCTCCCATAAACTCTTACAAATGGTAATTCTGCAGGCACTTGATTCGCGGCCCATGCGGGTGTCGGCATTAACAAAACTATTTGTAAAACATCAGTTTTCTTGCCAGAACCGCAAGTGAAAATTCCACCGTTACAGTGACCCGATACCTGCACATTATCAACCCTTTTGAATAAGCCATATGGCAACCTTAAATTCCCAATCCAACGCCACCAACAACTATTCCATTGAACCATATTAACTGGTGTAATTTGTGTTATTTGACAAGACACCTCACAAGTGCCATCCGAATATTTTACAATATCAAACTGCCCATTTTTTTCGACCTTAATTGGTACTCTTAGTCCAAGCGTTTGCAAGACTTTACCAAGTCTTATATTACCATTATCGTTTGTTAGTAATTTGATCACTTGTTGCTCTTCGCTATTTAAGTCATATGTTACATCTCTGCAACTAAATCCTTTTCTAAAATCCGTTTGAAGGTTAACATCTAGTACCTCACTTTTTTCCGACACCTTGCCTATCGCCATTCCTCGACCGCTGTTGTGAAAGTCCATTAAGGTGAACCCAGTACCAACTAACTGTGTATAAATAGACTCTGCAAATGCATCTTTAAGTTTAATCTCTATGTTCCATGCGTAGTCACTTGAGCACTCAATAATCGTACTTCCACTTGCTTCATAGTCAGAAAGTGGTATGTTATAACTCGTTTCATCCGATGCTTCTTGTTTGCTTAATTTTATAACTAGGCTTTTAAGGTTTTTATTATTAAGTCTCGAAACGATTACGTCATAACTCACATTGATGAAGTCACCATTGCCGTCCTCAGTTCCGTCAGCCTTGCATCTTTCTATTTTGACCACATCAATGATTGGCTGATGCCACGGCATTATCTCTAGCGTGGTATTTTTTACTGTCTCACCGTTTCGGCTATCAATAACCTTGCTTTTGATTTTTAATAGCTGATTAGTAGCATCTACAATTTGAGTGCCAGTATTATATGTGATGTCATCTACGGTTATAGACTGTGACCTCAAATGTGCATTGTACTTAAATGTATTGTTGAGTGTGATTTTTACTTTTGACTGGCCTTGCACAAAGCCGCCATACTTTGAAAAATTCCCGGTTTCATCCGATACAGATATATTGCATTCAGGCAACATATCTGACGATGGTTTTACTGTAATCAATGGCGCATCAATTCGTCCAAGGTTTGTATTGCCGTTAAATGTAAATACTCGGACCATCAGCTTTACCTCTGCAGTTGGGAAATATTCTTTCCACGACTCCGGAAGTGTCCACGATGTGTCGGTTGGGATTTTATCCGCTATTTTTGTATAAGTGCTCGGATTGTTGTTTGCCATGACGTAGACGTCATGTGTAAACGCTGTCGATTTTCTATGCGTTAAAATTTCAAACGATTCACCAAATGTAATTTCAGATTTCGACGTTGTCGGTGACGAAGCTCTCGGTATTGTTGTAAGCCATGTATAGTCTGATGTTGTTAGTGTACCAACGATTCCAGTGTTAAAACTTGCCGATGCTGCTACTCTCTTTGTTCCGTCAAATTCGTGATTGATCCAAACTCCAACACTATAAATCACTTGAGAGCTGCCATTTACTTTAAAACGCGTTGTGAACGGATAGTTAACTCCGTTTATAGTAAGTATTCCATCCGCGTTTGTATACTCAGCATAGTATCCGTTTGAAGCATTCATTGATAAATACACCGCAAGATATGTTCGGTTATTTGCAACATCTTGTTGCCCTTGCGAAAATGTAATGCTTGTCCAATATCCCATTTAATTCACCACCTTAACGAACGACAAGTTACCATTTTTACGCGGTAAAAAAGCAAACTTTCCCAGAATTAAAGAATTTATAAATTCGCCATCTGTCACATAAAGTCTATTGTTGCTCAAGTATGCAACCTCTGCCCCTGAGTCGTAAAACGCTACTTTTTCGCGTCCTAATTTAAGTTTAAAACGATTGCCTCTTTTACCGAGTTCGATTTCGCCATGCTCAAATCTTATGTACTCCGATATATCCGAAAACTTTGCAGCAGTACCTTCAGCGAGTCCGTCTAGTTCTTGCTTAAACGAATTGAAGTTTATTTGCAAAGCTGTAGCTGTTTGCTCAACTCTTGTTGATAGAGCTTCTACGACTTTCTCGTTTTCGCTTTTTGAAACATATGTATTGCTCACCATCCCTATTATTGATGATTTCGTTTGTTCAATAAGTGATTTTGCCTTTTGTTCAAGCTCGCCTACTTGCCTTTTTGCTTCTTCTGACGCATTTGCAATCGGCTTTATCTTTTCTTCATATTTTGATTCCAGCACTTCTGAGAGTCGTTCTCGCATGCCCCCGATTGTGATTGCGTTGTTTTCAGGATGTAAAAAATCTAAAGATATCTTTTCGATTAGATAGTGTTGAGCAACTCCATGTATAGAGCTCTCAACTTTAACCCATTTCAAGAGTTTAAAACTGTCTATATCTCCTAAAACACTTGTGTCTACAGCCTTTATGCTAATTGATTCTAAGTCGAGTACGCCTTGTCCAAGGTCTTTTATCGCCTTATTTTTCAGATTCATGGGCTCAGTTACATTGTCATAGCTTATATGCTTAACAATACGGCCGAATTTTGCTATGGCTTCTTTGCTTTCCACAAACGGAGAACCGTCATTTACAGATTCAATCGTGATTGGTGGACCCTCTTCACTTTGAGGATTTGCTCCCTCTTCAGCTGCTGTCTGCTTTCGCGCACCCGTCGGATAAACAACTGTGTATATTTCTCCGCCTGTGCTTTCCTTGGCCAGGTCCATTAAATTGACGCCAAGCTTTATTTCTTGCTGCATGCGGTAAGGGATTTCTGCAAGGTAATCAAGATAATTCTTTCCGGCTTGCTTTCTGATGAGCATGTATCCGCCATATTTTTTTATTACTTTGTTATTTATAAGCTCCATAATGCTTGGCGCATTCATATCGCTATAATTAACATAGTTATTAGGATCTTCAACTGTTATTGTTCCAGGATGTATTTTTCTATTATCCTCAACTTGTGCGTTGTGAAAGTCTAAAAGCTTTCTGATGTACTCGTTTAACGTTCCTTTATGCTCATATACAAGTGCTACCGAATCATTTAGATAAGAAAAGGACGACTCGCATAGAATCGTCCTGTTGTTATAAAAATCATCACTTATATTCAAAACTCTTCCATCAAAGATTATTTCATCGTGCGAATCGAGAACGCTAATCTCTGATTTTAGCTTTTTGAATAGTTTGTATGCTGGATTTGTCACAGCTATTTGGAATTTTACGGTGCCAACCTTGTTGACTTCAAGTGATGCTGATGCGCTTAGTATATCTTCAATTATGATGCTTCCATCAAGTATTATTTTATACATTGCATTTCCCTTTCATCTCAACGTCCCAGGCTATACCATCACTGCGATAACTTATAATTGGTCTCATGACTATAATCGTCTCATCCGGAAGAGTTACCTTACAGCGTTTTCCGTTTAACTTACTAATTAGCAGATTGATTTTTGCTCTATCCTCTTCAAAGTTTTTAATTGCTTTAAACGAGAGTTCGCAATTTCCCATTCCGTATGTGACGCTACCTGTGAGACTTTCTGTGAGATCTAATGCGCCATTTCGGAATGGTACAGTCACATATCTTTCGACTGGTTCACCTGGTGTCAAATGCCATTTGGTCAACATCAGCATATCCTTTGTTGATATCGATTCTTTAACCGTTCCTTCAGGATTTAGTTTTTCAAATAAGATATAATCTCGCATTTATATTCCCCTCATTCCCAGTTTTTCAAGATTTGCTAAATCTCTTGCAATCGCCGGAGTGATTTTTCCTACAAGCGTTCCGTCATCGAGCACTATTGCATGTCCGGATTCAGCAGCTATGCCTGGTATATACCTTTCAAGCAATGATAAAATCTTGCTCATTATAAGTTCCGTTTCTGCCAAATTGCTTGACACCGCCTGCGATACATAGTCTTGTAGCTTCGAAATTGGCGCTACTGCTTCAGGTCCTGCTTCACCCACACCTTTAAGGCCGTTCATGGTATCAAAAATTGTAGGCTTATCAAATATAGCACCTTTTGCATACCAGCTCACATGTAATTTTGGTACTCCTTGTGTGAGCCATTTTAGCGGATTAGGGCTTCCTGAAATGCTAAAGTGTGGCAACGGAATGTGTGGCCACTGAAATTTAAAATTAAACAGTCCTTTTATTCTTCCGATGATATTTGATACAATATTAAATGCGCCCGAAATAGCGTTTGATATAGTGTCCTTGATGCCATTCCAGACATTAGACACAACTCCCTTAATTTCGCTAAATATCCCTGTTATTACACTCTTAATCGAATTTAATACACTCTTTATCTTATTGATGATTCCATCCCAAATATTTGAGATTAAGTTCAAAATGCCATTCCAGATGGAACTGAACAGTGCTCCAATTGCTTGTAGTGCTATTAAAATAATTTGCTTTACAAGTCCGATTGCTGTACTTACTATCGTCTTTATATTATCCCATACAGCAGCGAATATCATTTTAATGCCTTCCCAGACACCCGACCAATCACCTTTTATCAGACTTGTTACCGCTAAAATTATGCCGCGGATGATATTTAGTAAATTTGTAATGACTTCTTTGATGATACCCCAAACAAGTTCGACTGCTGCCATTATGTGCTCACCAAATAAATCCCAAATCACTTTGATTGCCTCAGTTGCTTGATGAATGATGTCCTTTATAAGATTAAACACTGTACCTATAAAGCTTGAAATTTGCGGCCAATTATCTCTTATCCAGTTAAAGATAAATTGAAGGACTGGTAAGAAATACGTTTGAAAGACATCCGCTGCTGCACTTACAAATTGACCGATGTATTTAAACACTGTGCCCATAACCATTTGTATTGTTGGCATGTTAGCAATCACCCAGTCAGCTGCCTTTTGCATGATTGGCATAACTGCTACACCAACCTTTGTCACTACAGCACCAAGCGAACGTTTTAAGCTGTCCAGCGTGTCTGTAAATTTTACAGACGCATCTATCGAATCATCACTTAGTACAATCCCAAGTTCTTTTGCCTTTGCTTTTAGCTCGTCAACTGATTTTGAGCTGCCATTTAAAAGTGGCATTAACTCACTTCCTGAGCGACCAAGGAGCTCATTTGCAAGCGCTGCCTTCTCTGCGCCATCCGGCATTCCTTGCAATGCTTTTACGGTCATTTCAAAAACTTGCTCCGGAGACTTGCCCTTTAGATCATCGACCGATATTCCGATTCTGCCGAACGCATTAACTGCTGTTTTACTTCCACCAATCGCGTCATCTATAGTGTTGTTAAGCTTTTTCATGCCACCTTGAAGCGACTCTATGCTCATTCCGTTTTGGCTCAGTATGTAGTCCCATTCCTGGAAGCCCTTGCGGCTCATGCCTATTTTTTGGCTTAATTTATCAACACGATCCCCTGATGCTGCCGCTTTATTTGCCATTCCAAATAGCGCCGTTCCTCCAGCTACCGCCATACCAGTCAAAGCGGTACCCATTACTGCAGCAGTTTTTATGCCTTTTTTAAAACCATGTACAAGTTTTGATGCTCTGCTATCTGTTTCTGAAATGCTTTCATTTGCTTTTTTATTGTCGACCATGATACTGCCGAAAAGCTTAAATAATTCCATTAAAATCCTCCGTGCGCAGAATCAATTATTTTCTTAACCGATTGCAATATTTCTTTTGCGCTTCTATTGTCGATTCTTGATTCCTTATTTTTTAAAGTTTGTGATTTAAAATCGTCAAAACTCATTTGATCCTGGTAAGGTATCCATCGCTCAAAAAGATAATCGTCCATGCGTCTTTCGTTCATCGCTTTTATAGTTTCTGCTGCATCGAGGAAGTTTAACGCAAAAAAGTACTCCAAATTGGAGTACTCATGCATAATCACATCTAATTGTTTTGCGTAGTCAACTTCTCGACTGTAGTAAAAAAAGCAGCAAACCCTTCATCTTCTTTCAAACGCTGAAAATCTTCGATGACATCAGATAAGTCTCTGTTCAGATACTCATCTTTTGTCATCCCCTCATCTTCAAGTAGACCTGTCATAAACTCAGCAACCTCTTCAGCTACATTGCTAAAGTTTTCTGCGAGTTTCAGCATTAGCGATGCGCCCATTGTTTCGGCATCAGTGTTCGCTGCCATTTCTTTATCAACTCGTAGATTGAGTTTTTTTATGATTTTCGATGCTTTTCCAACATCTTGAAATTTCAACTTCCTCATTAGATTGCCTCCGTTAGTTTTGGATAGTAAATCACAAATGGAACTTCCTTTGTCTTCATGTCATAGTGTCCAACAAATTCCGTTTCGATTGTGAGCTCTCCCTTGTCCTCAAATGATAGCTCGACTCCCTTTTCATTCAGCGCGTTAAACACCTGAATGATAACCGGATCACTTGAGCCGCTGATTGTTCCAACCCACGTGATATTGTCGATGTAATCTTTAAGAGCAATTGAGTTTTTCCCTGTAATTTTTTTGTAGTTTGTTGGTTTCTGCCCTGTTCCAATTGTTTCTACATCAGCAGCTGCTCCAAGTGCTGCCGTGAGAACTTCCGGTGTTATCTCAGCAATCTTTGCACCCATGGTAACGCTCCACGACTCGAGAATCTTTGTACCTTTCGTTGCCCCTCTCATTCCATCAAGTTCAATTGTTCTAAAACCTGGAACGGCTTTAAAGCTTCCGCCACCCTTTGTTGCTCCAATGAGCTTTCCTCCTGTAACAGCTGTTTCAAACGTGTCGGTCTTTACGTCAAAGTTTTTAAAAAATGCACCTGCATCAAAAACGAGGTGCTGTATAGTATTAGCATTTAAGCCGTTTATAATCTTATTTGCGTCCATTTCTATCCCTTTCTAACTTGTATCTCAAACGTACAAGTTTTACGTCTAATGCTTGAATCTGTATCAATTACATTGTTTGTCGATACGTGATAAATTGCTGCGCTAATTCCCTTCTCGGTCAAGTGCAATCTATCAAGCTTTGATTCTATTTTTTCTGCGATTTCATCAATGTTTTTTGTCGAACTTCCTTTATCCCATACATCAAAGTCTACAACTATGTTGTGTAAGCCCTCTTTGACCATGTCCATGGTTATATGCATGACAACATGCGGAAAGACGTTAGCCTGTGGCATTACATCGAGTGCTAATGGTGATATTGGATCAATTTGCTTTTTTATAAGCCTCTTCAGCTCTCTTATCATTCGCCATCTCCTTCATCCTTGCCGTTCGGAATATCCGGCTTTTTGTCATTCATTTTTTTGACATACTGTGATTGTATGCGGTTGATTTCCGGTATGCTTTTTGCCACTGTGGTCCTAAGCAATCCCAACCGCGGATAATTGTATTCTCCAAGTTCCTGCTGCATCATCCATGACGGATGTTTATATCCTACTTGCACATCAAGTTCTTTTTTACGAGCCCAATACTGCACCGATTTGTTGGCATATGTCTTTTTAAACTTATTTTTTCTCGCTGCTATTCGTCTGCCTCTTACAAAATTGGGTTTATAGCTTTCGAAAATCGCATTTGCTGTTTGTTTTGACACGTATTTGCCAACGTCACGATTTGCCGCATGAATGAGTTCTTCCAATGTATAAAGGACGGTGTCAACATTTGATTCAAATGTTAACCCGTCCTTCTTTGTAATTCTCATCCCGGCATTAGGCTTTTGCATGATCTATTCCTCCCACGCAGTTAAGCTCTACCTCTTTACCAATGATTTGTACATTTGCAATTTGCCAAACTTTGCCATTATATTCGAGGTATTCCTCATCTTCGTAGTCGTAGTAATCAGCAAGTCTAATTCGGATTTGCCTTTTAAACCCTTGCGCCATCGCTTCGAGTGATTCGCTAAAATATATTCTATCAACTCTGCCAAGTACTTCTTTGCTATCACGCACGATTTCAACGTCACCGTATTCGTTTATAGTTTCTTTTGTCTTTAACAGTTTGATGATTTCGCTAAACATTTTATTGCCCCTTTTTATATTTTTTGCTTAAACTCAAAGCATTTCGCAAATGGTTATATGCGTTGCAATAACGATCGGCTTGATTTTCAAAATTGTATTGCCATCTCAAATAAAGCTTAATCGCCTTTTCCATCAATGCATCCATCTTCGTTATATCTATGCCGACTCGATCCATGTCAAGTTTGCAAGCCTCAATGTTTGCTTCTATATCCGAATTTAATTTATCATGATGAATCCTTAAATCCGTTTTTGCTTTATCTAACATTATAGCTCCTTACTTTGACGACTTCTTGCCTCTTCCCTTTGCTTTCTTCTCTGGCCCTTCAGCAACTGCATCAGCGCCTTTATCTGCAACTGTGTCAGTGGTTTCGCCCTCTGATTCATCAGCAGCATCTGCTGCAGTTAGCACTTCATCCGTTGTATGAGTTGTGTCGATTGCTTTGAAATAAATATCGTCCAATGCCGCAGCATTTATCTGCATTTCCTCATAGCGCTCCGGCGAAATTTCAAGAATTTCGCCTGCTTCGACCTCTCTATCAAGAGATATGTCTAAAAACCTTTTTGTAACTATAATTTTCATTTTTTACCTCCCTATATGCTTGGAGTTCCTGTAAATGTGATTAGGGCTCCAGCCTTCTGGTTTTCGAGTGCTCCGTCTCCAACAACGTGTGCCGCTACAGTCCAGTTGCCGGTCTTTACTTCTCTATCTCTCAGAATTTCAAGTGGTGCTACATCGTTCCAGAGGAACTGTGCCGGATCAAGAATAAGAATTTCGCCCTTTGCGAGAGAATCTTCCTGCTTGATTCCATTGCCCAGGAGGTTGCCCTTTACGGCTTCTGACATATCTGTTACGAAGTTAACCGTCTGATTCTTGTTTGCAAGCATTGCGATTGCTCCGTAGATATCAGCTCTATTTGCATACACATATGTAGTGCCAACTTCATTTAGCTTGCTGAGTGCTTCGAGAACTGTATCAATTCCAAGGCCCTTTGTTGATTTAACAAGATTGTCCTTATGCAGCCCTTTTCCCTTGCCGTTGTCGTTATTTGTCGCATCCTTGATTGTCGCGATAATGGAATCGGCCATTGCCTTTTCGATGCGCTTTGCGAGCTCGTCTGTGATGTAAGCTTCAAATGCATCTATGGACATGCTCATGAGTTCATGTGAAATAACGATGTGCTTTGAAATTTTCTTTCCTGCGAGAAGCACCTCTACAAATGTGTTCTGCTCATCGTCATTTGCTGTACCTTCTGCAACGACTTTGGCATCGCCTGCAACTATTGCAATATGGCGCACCATTCTAAAGATACCGCCGGAGCTTATCCTCTTAACGTCTGCCACGATTGGATGCATTTGACCTAATGTACTATATATCTTATTTGCTGTCTCCGTAGGAATCAGGGCTCCTGAGTTTTCCGTTGTGTGCGTGTATGCTGCCCTCTCCTCTGCAGTCATTTCCTTGCCCTGCAAGTTCTTTAGCCATGCGCTCCTGTAAAGCTTATCGTTGCTATTTGTTCCTGATCTGTCGCCATTATTCCTAATGACAGTTCCGACCTGACCGCTTGCAATCTTGTCAAGCAGCGACTGTCTTTTTTCAGCCTTTCCCTCAAGCTCCTTTTTCTGCGCCAAAAGTCCATCGCGCTCTTCGATGAGTTTGTTAGACTTCTCCTCAACATCATCAACATCAACATCTTCCTCTTCAAGTCTTGCTTTTAGCTTAGTAAGTTCCTCTGCAATCTCAGCCAATCTCTTTATGATCTCACTTAGTTTCATCTTAATCCTCCATTGCTTTTTCGATTTCTAATCTTAACTTTAATTTTCTTTTGCGCTCTTCAAGTCTCTCCGCTTGAATTTTGTCAATCACTCCGTTAACAAAATTTCGAGCATTTATCGTAGTGTCATCATTTGCCGGAATTCCGACTGCTGACACGTCGTAAACCTTTCTAACAGATTCGTGGACTATCTTTTTTGCATCTTCCTCAAATCTATATGAGCCAACTGCAAAGCTCCAGCTCATTTTAGTAATCAAGCCACTTTTTATATCCTCATAAAGTTGCTTTGATTCTGCGTTGCTTGATAGATCCGCTTCTATAAGCATTCCAGTATCGTCAAGCTCCACCTTTAGTGTGTTATTTGATGTCCTTGCAAACACTCTGCCTTGATGATCATATAGCATGATTACATCGCTCATGTCTGTATTCTCAAAGCATTTCTTCGGAAATTCCTCATACACTTTGCCCTCTTCAGATTCAAATAAAACATATGGTTCGAACTTCATCGCATAGCCTGTTACAATATAGTTTTCACTTTCTGTTTCTTTTGCTCTGATTTCAATTGTCTTTCTAAATTGCCTGTTTTCAAACTTTAATTTTGGGATTTTCATTTTTACTCCTCTCCGTTTACACCTGCATCAAGCTTTGTTGTCTCCGAATACTCTTTGCGTATATAGTATTTGTCGCCGCCATCAATTGGGGCCATGTTGTATATTTCGCGTCCTTGATTATGCGTTATGAAACCACGATCAAATAGTTGTGTAACCGTGGATAGCTTTTCAGCTGGTGACAGATACTGCAATCTATTTGCGGTTAGCATTATAAAATTATCATTCGCGAGCTCTCTTTCGGTAAATGCCAAATTCGAATGAACCAAGCTTGCCTGTATTGCGAATGGTTCTATTTTTCCTTCATAGAAAGCTGCCCATTCTTCAGAGTTAAACGAGTTTTGCAGAATTTTATCATTAACTCCAAAATGCGCGTACACGTTCTCCTTTATCTGCTGCATCTGCTTGTCGTCAATCATCACCGGATTTGATGTAACCTGCTTGACCTCTTTATACTTTGAGTCAAATAGCATAACTCCTGTAGGATTGTTAGCAAGGTTTTGCTTTGCAAACTTATTTCGCTCAGCTTCCATGTCATCATCGTTTATTATATTCATCAATTGCGCCATAAACCGAATGGACGCTCCGCTTTTGATAGCCTCTATCATTCCTTGGTTTTGATAATGCAACAAATTCAACGTCGGTTTCATGGAGTGATTTGAGCCACCAAACAATTCATCTTTAAACTGAAATTGATTCATGATTCCTATTTCCGAAATAGGCTTTGCGTGTCGTTTTCCCAAGAATGTATATACGAGATAAAGCTCATTTTCGTATTCTACAACCTTTCCGTCATCAGCCAGCAATGGATAAAACCCATTTATGTTTTGCGTAATCTCGTTATAGGTTGGGATGATTAGCGCATTATTCGTCACTTGCAAAATTGTGGCAAGGCGATATAAATATTTTGATGTGTCCTGGATTTCATTTGCTTTTGTCTGCAGTCTTCGTCCGAGATTTGTGTTAGCACTGCCTTTGACTTCCATATTTAATTTTGATGTGTGCGTGGCTATTGTGTGTATGGCCGACCGAGTAAGATCCATCTCATATACAGAGCCTTCGAAGCTGGAAAAGCTTGGTGTATACCCATTGATCATTTTAAAATAATCACGGATTAAACTTTCCGTTTTATCGCCTTTTTTCCCAAACCATTTATTTAAAAATCCCATCGTATTCCTTTCTAAATCAGATTTTTATAATCATCATAGTGACGTTTTAATACAACATATGAATCCAGCAAGCTTGCAGCTCCATCTATTCGCTTTAAGCTCGAATAGCCTTTCTTTGGCTGAATGTTTCCCTTGTTGTCATGCTGCACAGTCGTATTTCCAAGACACCATCTAAGAATCGGATTGTTGTTATAATTGATTCGTCTTGCTCTTAGATCTGCTTCAAGCTCTTTCATTGGATTTGAAAGAACCTTGAATATTTGTCTAACCTCTTCAACTGCTGCCTCTCCATATTTCTCACGAGTTCGTTTCATAACTATATCGGCTCCCCATATGTCAAAACCATTCCAAATTGGGATGAATCCAATTTCTTTTGCAAATTGCCTGTCCCATTCAGCAACAAAATCCTGATCTATTTTGTTGCCTGGGCAATATGTAACAAGGCCTTGATCACGCCAAATGTCATACGGTACTTTATCTTCGTATATTTTTCGTTCTGCAACCTCTTCAGCAATAAAATACTGTTGATACACATAGATTGTCTCATCATTTTTGATTTGGAATGTGTATGACAAACATGTTAGGTCTGTTGTACTTGATAAATCATATCCGCCTATCACATACTTTGGATTTAACTCTTTAATATCAAATGTTGCCGGATTTGTTATATCATCCAAACTTAACCAACTTGAAGAATCGGTTTCCCGTATGTTACAATTCTTTGTCAAAAATGCCTTGAGGTACATCCTCGGATTTGCAACAGTTTTATCCCATTCGTCTTTTAGCGCTTTTTTATTTCGAATTGTGCCGAGTCCTGGATTTGCTTTAATTAGATTCTTAAAATCTTTCCACTCTTCTTTTTTATCAAGTTCGTATATAAAAAAAATACTGCGTTCGTCAACAAACGATTCCTGCAGCAATATGTTGCTTCCCTCTTCATAAATTTCATCGTATAGATCTTCACGGATTGTGCCGGCTGTAGATGTAATAAGTGCAAGAGGTTCAAGCCTGTTATCCATGCCCTTATACATGATGTCGTATAAGGCCCTGCCGTTCTTCCACTGATGTATCTCATCCATATCGACAAAATGTACATCCAATCCATCGAGCGTATCAGAATCAGATGCAAGCGGCTTGAATTTACCGTCATTGAAATCCGTAACAATCTCACCCACAAGGTTTCTTGTGTATTTTTTAAGATAACTATCTTTTTTAATCATCTTCTTTGCAACTTCCCAAACGATTTTTGCCTGGTCTTTTTTCGTTGCAACAGAATAGCATTCCGGGCCACCTTCATTATCAGCAATTAGCATATACAACCCAATCGCTGAAGCAAGTAATGACTTACCATTCTTTTTCGCTATAATAAGCACCGCCCTTTTAGTTCTTCTGAGGTTTGTGTCTTTATAACAAATTCCAAAGATTGATGCTATAAAAGCTTTTTCCCATAGATCTAAAAAAACGAGTTCTCCTGCCGATTTTCCTTTTATATTTCTGCAAAAATTCTCTATAAAACATATCGCATGATTGCTTTTTTTGCTATTAAAATATACTTTACTGCCCTTTTTTGTTATATCTTTTACAAGTTTTTTAACCTGAATTTTAACTTTTTGACTAACCTTATCAGGGTGCTTTTTGATCCAATTCCAATATTCAACAAGCGGATTGTAATCATCCGGATAGCTTATCATCGCTTTTGAATAAATTGACCTAGGAGGTCAACCTCTCCAGCTTCCTTCGGATTGTTTTTATTTATAAATTCATCCAATTGTTTTAATGTAGCGTTGAATCTTTGGATCATTGTGTTATACGACTTAAGCGCTGGATTTTCGCGCATTATTGAGTACTCACCTTGTGGCATTTCTGTAATAACTCCGCCATTGTTGACCTCTTCTTTTAAATCTTCAAGAGTCACTTTCATAAAGCCTAATTCATTTATCATATGCATGCACATCTGCTGCTCTTCTTGATTCAAGTTTTTAATAAATTTCTTAAATCTTGTTATCTCTTTTTTTATCCTTTTTTCTCTTTCAAAGTCCATCAAAGTTTTCCTCCTTTCTCTTTGGGGTGGGGGTAGTGTGTGCGCGTCGCGTGTGTTTTACAAAGCTGGGCGTCGGCTCGACTTTCCCTTTGCTTTTTATTTTTTTATGGGGGGAGTATTATTTTTTCTCAAAGAAAATTGGGTTTCCTTTTTCGTCAAATCTCACTCCTCTATTTTCTTTGTCAAAAGTCTTTCGATTATGGCACTTGTTGCATAAGTACTGCAAATTCTTATGATTAAGCGTTATGTATGGATCATTAAGCTTTACCTCGTCAATCTCTTCTATGTGATCGACAATAAAGCCTAATCTTTCTTTGCAGTGCTCACATAGTCCTCCGTCAATGCTGATTCGTATTGCTATATATGATTCTCTGCATGACTTCCATGCAGCACTGTCATAAAAGCGCTTCGCCGCTTTTGAATACTTTTTCATTTTTCTCCTAATATGCAAAGATACCTCGACTGTGAATCAAGGTATCTTTGTATAGCTTTAACATTTGAAAAGAGAAAACTCATGAAAGATGTTGTCCGGTATTCTTTCACACTATCATTTTACCACGCTTATTTTCCCCTATGTTCCGAACTTTTCTTTTTAAATTATTTTTAGGTTTTCCGCTACGAAAAACACAAAGCGCGCTTTATAAATTCCATACGTGGATTTTGCTGCATCATCAGGATAGCGTTTGTACGAAACAATGTTATCCCAGATGCCTTGCCTATATTCTCTCGGAATTTTTTCAAGTCCTTTTTCAATGGCGTCAATCTTTGTTAGGTATGCATCCCTCTTCAGAGCCTTGATTTCTATTGCTCCTTTGGATGCTCCGCCTTTTGGTTGTCCGTCAGGTGGCGGTGGAGACTCGTCAAGTATAGCCTGCGCACTTTCTTTCAGTCTTTCGTAATCTCTTATTGTCCATATCGTAGCGTTGTATGCTTCGTGTGGCAAATGATATTTATTATTTCTTTTTCTTTGATATTCTTTCATCGCACTTAAAGTAAGCTTAGATTACTAAGCTACAGACTCCCTCCTTCATGTTTTCTAAATTTCAGTAAAAATCTTCTACTGCCTTCGCCCTTTTCGTTTTCGCGTTCGATGATGCATTGTGTAAATGTCCATCCTGGATATAGCTTCTCGAATAAAAATCTATCTTCGGGACATCTGTCCATGTCCTCAAGCTTTTTGTTTGTAAGCTCTCTTCTGTCATCCTTAATCTCGGCCGTGACTTTTTTGAGATTGATTGACGAGCCCCAGGCTCTTTCGCCTGCTGCCTGTCTTGCCATGTATAAGCTCTTGCCCTCAACTCCATATTCGTTGTATTGCAACCTATCTGTATTCGCATAGCCTTTCTTCCATGTTTGTTCAGCTACATCTCTATCCATGCTTGATATAATCATATGCACATGATATCTGACCTTGTTGCCATCAGTGTCCAGGTTGGAAATCACGTAGATATATTTAAGACTTTCTTTTATCCCTAATTTCTTTCTAGCTCTCTTTAGTCTTGCGATATAATTTTTAACGTCTCTGATAACCTCTTCACGATTGCTTGGTAGATTTTCCTGGCTGTAAGTTAGATCTACATACAAATCTTTGTTTGTGAAATTTAAGTGCACCAATCTTATAAAATGTCTTTTAGATTTTTTACTGTTTAAATTTCTTTGTGCCGGAGTACTCTCCTGTACCTTTTTTCTTCTCTTATATTTTTTGCAGTGATTATTTGCCTTAAAGATTTCTACTTCTAAAAAATCTCCACACTTGTATTTCTTTTCTCTTAACATAATGCTTCACTTGTTACTATTCATTACAAGCTCGGAATGCTCTTCACCCGAGCTCATCAAATTACCGTATATATAATGTAGCTTTTTATTTATAATGACATTTTGAACTTATCGCACATTGCCATAACCTGTATTGCTTCCATAGCCGCATTGACTGCGCGGCTTCTTATTCTGTCGACTCTCTTCTTTTGCACGTCTATATCTTCATCTCTTCTTATGTAAAGCCACCAAGAGTTCATTATCTTTTCTATCTCATTCGACTCTTCTGCGAGTTCCTCGGCTTCTTCAAGCAGTACTGCGAAGCCTTCGTGGCTGCTGTGGAATAGTGAGAACTTTTCATTTGCGGATTCCAATTCTTCTCTTGCGAGCATTTCGATTTCGTTTCTCATTTCTATTTGTTCCTTTCGTGGTGCTTTATAGCCCTAAAGGGAAGCTCTTGCTCCCCTTTAATCTTCGTATATTATTTTCATCCCCAGCTGCAATGCTGTTACTCTTTCTACACATGCTCCCTTTGAGCTTTCCCAATTTTTTAGCATATAGATTGCCTTGCACATTTTTAACAGTCTTAGATCGATGTCCACCATTTCGTCATACGTTAGCTTTGCGTTTTGATATGCTGCTTCGAAACGCATAGGATTAACGACTCTTTCGTATTCTACTTCAAGCAATTTTTCAGCTTTGTCAAATGCAGCTTTTGCGTCTTCCTCCTTAAGCCCTGTAATTGGTCCTGAGATATATATACTGTTGCAATCTCCAGTCGCTTTCTTTTTTATACTCTTGAACCACTCATATAGTTCTTTCATGCATTCAGGACATAAATCTAACTTTTCATGTTGGCATGCATCTTGATTTTTATCTATGTTTAAAAACCTAAATCCATTAGCTTTGTTTTGATTTTGCTCTTCGTTGTATCTTTCGTACAATTTTCCACATCTGTTACATTTCTTTGCTATCATTTAAATTCCTCCTGAGCTCCGGTGTCTCATATATGTTGCCAATCACTAATGTATTTTTTACGCCACCGTCTCTAATTAATGTATCTAGGCTCCAACAAAGAACGCCGCTATATAGTCTGACTTCTCCTTGTTTTATCATAACTTCTCCCGTCATGCTTATCTCGATGCTTCCATAACGCAATATATCTCCCTCATATATCTCCGCTCCATTCTTGTCCTTGAACCCTGTGGTCTGCATGAAAATAACATTGTCAAATTTAATCCACTCATTTTCGCTTGAGCAGAATTCTCCGCCACGAAAATCTATTTGTCTGGCATTGTACATGGTTTTCTTTTTCTTATCCCACGCCCTAATCTTTGGTATCATTTCTCACCTCTTCAATCGTTTCGCATCCATATCTATAAGTTTGCACCAATCAGGTCTTTCAATGTCCTTTCCAATTTGAGACCGTAGTACTTGTGTGTACTTTCCATTTTCGTTAAAGTCGATATTGCATACATATCCGTATGTATTCTTGATATTTGATTTAAGGTCTATAGGATCTATCCTATCTTCACTCGACCAAAAAGGTTTGTTGTATTGATGTCTGCTAAACGGACATTTATTACAATGTTTTGGAATTTCCATTGGAACTTTATACATCTCTATTCTCCTGGCTTTATATTTTTCATTCGTAAAAATCTTTCAAGCATTCCTACCAATTCCTCTTCAGCTAACTTGTGGCCGGATGTTCCGATGATGTTTGTCATCTTAGGGTTCTTTCTACTTGCATAGACCTTTTCGCCTTTTTGATAAACACTCCAGTTATCATCAATTGCTACTCTCATGATTAGCCTCCTTTAAGATATTGTTTTGCTTTTTTATCTTCAGATAACATCCGAAGCACACAGTGATTTCCTCTTCGCCCATGTCTGTGTAAAACGCATTATTATTACTAAGTTTCTTTCCACACAGAGCGCATCGGATTCCCTCTTTCTTATCCCTCATTACTTGCCGCCTTTTCCCTTTTCACTAATAAGCGTAAGTATAACTAGTGTTGCACAGATCACTATTGTTATTTTTAGTGCCATGTTAATCCTCCTTATAATCTCTCAATCTGATTTGACATTATCTGCCTGAGTGCCGCCTTCATCTTTTCGCCCTTTTCTTTGTCTTCTGCAGCTACATCCTCTATAGATGCAAGGCAAGAATTAAACGATTCTTGTAATAGGTCTGATTTAACCTTGAATATAGCTAGTGCTTTATTTTCACTATTTGCTAGTGCCGTTTGCAGTTTGTTTATGACATCCTGTGATTCCTCGTACTTTTTTGTAATGTCCTCTAACGACTTGTTCGTCTTTGCTTCAGCTTCCTTTTGAGCTTCTGCTCTGGCTTGACTTATAGCTTCATCAATTTTCTTATCTGTGTTTTCCTTTTCTTTCTTTAGCTTTTCTTTTATCTTTGCATGATTTTCTATTGCTTTTCCTAGCGCATCCTTGAGCTGCGCTATCTCCTCTTCAGCTTCAGATGTACTTTGCGAGTTTTCCTCTTCAGCTTTTCTTTCAGACTCTCTTCTGGCTTCTTCGAGCTGCCTTTTTAGAATTTCTATCTCTTCCTCCAGGTTTGCCTGCTCTTCTTCCGTTGCTCTTGCTAATCCTTCTATCTTTTCCTTTTCGGATTTTAATCTGGATATTTCTTCTTGTAGTTCCCTGACTGACATATCGCTCGCGCCCTCTTTTAGTACCTCTTCCGCTACTTCCTCCGGAGCGGCTAAAAGTGCCCAAACCTTTGAAATTCCCAAATCCGTAAACGTTTGCGTTTTTGAAAAAATGCTATTTTCGTCCTTGCATTTTTGAGACCATCGCATCATGTTTTCAGCCTTTCGTTTGCTGAACGTCAGGTTGTCCTTGCACCATGATTCAAACTCACCGTGTGCTAATCTGCCTTTTATTTCTATAAGCCTTTCGCCTGCCTCTGCAGCAAGTTGTAGTCCTATGTTGCCTATGGCTTCCATCTGTTGATATATTGTGTTGACCTCTATCGTCAACTGCTCTGTCTCTCGGTCTTGTAAGCTTGTGATTTCTTTGTATTGTGTTTCTACTATATTCATCATGAAGCCTTCTTTCTCTTTTCTTTTGAATTAACTATATGTTTTAACCAATAATTACAAAACGCTTCTATGTCATCTGACACAACCGCGTTATGCTTGCCTCTGAGCTGTATTATTCTTTTCTTATTTTGACTTAGTTCCAATGTCGCAAGCGGCTCATCAGGTTCATTTATATTTCTTACTGTGAATATGTAGCATTTTTCAGCTACTACCTTGTTTCCATATGTGGCAACGCAGTGATGCATCTTCATTCCTTCAATATTTAATTCTTCTATGCTATTAACTGGTCTTATGACAAGGTTTTCGCTTGAGTATGTAAGCTTCTTTATTTTCTTTAGTATTTCCCTGTAACCCTTCTCCTGAAGTTCTATTCGCTTCCGTTTTTCCTCATCTCGTCTTCTATTCATTTCATTCGTCAGCTTCGCGTGGGCAGCTTCTAAGTTTTTAGGATATAAATAATATTCTTCCAACGGATATCCTAGCTTTTTCAGTTGGCTTAAATAATCTTTATAGTCATATAGGATAAATCGATGCTTGGCCAGCTTCTTCTGCTTGAATATATATTCACTTATCTTCATCGGATTTTCTTCCTTTTTGAAGTCGCTTAGATAGTTACCTACGGACGAAAATACTGAATAAAATATATCCATGTTTTTCTTCGATACCTTCGCTTGATATTTTCTTAAGAATTTGTAAGTTCCTATGTCTTCTGTGCTTCTATATCCCCATTGGTTTAGCTTGCTGATTTCTGT